CTAGATATGCAACAGGTAGCACCTGACGTATATACTGTAGGCACTAGAATCGAAGAAGAATTTTAATATATAAATAACACTTGCATGGTGTTGACAACTGGTTTAATATCTGTCAACACTTATGAAACCTTTACAACAACATATGAGAGAGTGTGGTTTTAGTCAGAACCAATTAGCGCGCGAAATCGCTCTAGATAAATCTATGCTTTCACTAATGATGCGAGGTAAACGTAAGTTTCGCCACGAGCATAAGGTTCGTATCGCTCGTGTTTTAGGTCTAAAAATGGATTTTATTACATGGCCTTATTAAATTTATTTCTTATTTGGACAGTGCTGTTTGAAGTGGCGTTTCCACACCTACTCTCTCTCTCTCTCTTCGCCATTAGGTGCTGTCCATGTTCCTAACTATTCATATAGAAGATAAAGAAGAAAGAGTACAATTTGCACAGAAAGTGCGTAAAATTTTGGGTAAATCCAAAACATACATACCTGGAGCGCGAAAAGTCTGGCAGTCAGATATTGGTGTAAAAGCAACAATAAATGAAAAGCAGTATACATCTATTCTTGCACTCATTGATCGCAAAGGTTATAACTATAATACAATAAAGGAGTAAAGATGAGTGGACTTTTAGAAGCGACTTATAGCGTGCCAAGCGCAGGTGAAAGTAGCTTTATGAAATTTGTCAAAGGCGAAAACAGATTCCGAATATTGGATAGACCAACATTAGGTTATCAATATTGGCAAGATGATAAAACGCCAGTTAGGATCAAAAAAGCAGGTGATGCACCAGCAGGAGAAAAGCCAAAGCACTTTTGGCAACTTCCAGTTTATAGTGCTGATTCAGTCAAGGTTCTCGACATTACACAGAGTACTGTCCAGAAGCAACTTACAGAGTTAGATCGCAATAGTGAATGGGGAAACCTTAGAGACTATGACGTGATTGTCACTAAAAATGGTGATGGAATGGATACTACATATACAGTAACTCCATGTCCTAAAGCACCATTAAACAAGGAAGCAGAGAAGATGTTCAAGTCTTTTAAAGAGACATATGAACCTGAGAAAGTGTTTGATGTTACACCTACTGCTGAAGATGAAGAAGAGCTGCCGTTTTAATGCCTTCTAAAGCATCACGTAAAGGCTACCAAGGTGAAGTTGAGGTCGTTGAGTTGCTCCGCGACCTCGGCTTCATTGCCGAACGATCATGGGGCAGTGATGGTCGTAGCTTTGGAGAGAAGAGCGATATAGATGTTAAGGCTACCAAAGGTGACCTTACAATTTTAGTGCAGGTAAAGCGCAGAAAAAAGATTGCAGATTTTTTATCATTTAGGAATGCAGATGTAGTTATGGTTCGACAGGATCGTAAGCCTTGGCTATGGATCGTAAAGCATGAATGGATGAAGAACTTATTTAAAAGCGGAATCGTAGAAACCCATAACCAAGAAAATGGCGTGTCTAAAGATCGTGATAGTCGTGATTCCGCTTCACTTTAACCAGGAGAGAGAATGCCACATCCAATGAAACCAAGTCCACGCGCAGCTTTAGTAGAGACAGTAGGTGATGCGATAGAGAAAGTGTTAAGAAAAACACTAGCAGATGAAGATCAACGTATGGATATAGCGTTAGAAGTATGTGATGAGGTGTTAAGAACTATAGATAACAAAACAAAAAAAAGAGAGGCAGTATGAGTTTATTTACAAACATAGAAGAAGTAGAAGAGCAAGAGTTTTGCTGGAATGCGTATCAGCAAGAAGTAATCGAAAAATATAAAAAGAAATATATTTCTTTAGAAAGTGCATTGGTTGCGATGGATGCAGAAGTTGCAAGCTTGCAAGTTACCATAGATAGTTTACGAGATCTTATTGACTGGGAGAGCGAATGATATACGAAGAATATAATAAGTTCAGAGAGGACATGTTTGCGGAAGCCTCACAGATTAGTGATAACAAGTCGATCGAGTATACGATTAGTAATGAAGACAAATTTTATAATTTTAAGCATGTTGCGGAACGGCTTGGAATTACTGCAAAGCAGGCACTAATGGTATATGTTTTAAAACATGTCGATGCGATATGCAACGATGCAAAAACAGGTAAAACACACAGCGATGAAACCACATACCAAAGATGTTTAGACGTAGTTAATTATATGGTTTTGTATGCTGCAATGGAAAAGGAACATCCACATGCAAATAATACTAAACAAAATGGAATTAAGACTGGCGAAAGCATTAGCGAAAGCAAAAATGGATCAGAACCAAGCCAATGGAATGATCTCCAGCGGACCACGTAGTTTAGAAATAGATCTACGCGGTGTTAGCGGTGAATTAGCCGTCTGTAAGAAATATAACACCTATCCCGACATGGTGATAGGTCCTCATTATAGCGGTTACGATTTAATATATAATAACTTGAGAGTGGATGTAAAGACTACAAAGTTTACCAGTGGTTACCTACAGGCCAAATTAAAAAAGAAGCAGACAGATTGTGACGTATTTATATTAGTGCGTGATGAATCTCCTACGTTTGTACTGGAAGGATGGATACCATCTATAGATTTTTTGACGCAGGATAATATAATGGATCTTGGTTATGGTAATAAGTTTACGTTGCAGGCAGACCAGTTAAGACCTATGGAGGCGTTAGATCAATATGCATAGTATGATGAAAGGTCGGATTGGAGAGTTAGCAATACGCCAGGATCTGTTATCTCAGGGATATAATGTTTATCTTCCAGAAGTGGATGTTACGCAGGTAGATATGATCGTAGAAACACAAAGTTTTGCAATAAAAAGAGTGCAAATTAAATGTGTGACGAAGTTACGTAGAGGTACAGCAATTGAAGTGGATACTACAAAGTATAAAGACACCAATAGAGTAGATGTGGTTGCAATATACTATGAGCCAAAGAATATAATTGCCTATGTACCATACGAGAACACTCATGCAATTAGTTTAGCATTGAGTACAGGCAAAAATAATCAAACAAAAGGCAGGAAGTGGTTCTATTCATACGAATACTTTCCTGATTTCAGCTAATGATGAAAGTTATATCACTTGGGTTAGGTGTACAAAGTACAGCGATGTATATGATGAGCAGTTTAGGAAAAATAGAACGCGCAGACCATGCAGTGTTTAGTGACCCTGGAGCAGAGTTACCACGGACATATGAGATACTGGACTTGTTGCAGGATTGGGCAAAGGCTAATGATGGTATTCCCATTCATGTTACAGATAAAAAAAATCTATATAAAGATATTCTGAATCAAAAGAACTTGACTGGCCACAGGTTTGCATCTATTCCAGGATTTACTGAGAATGGTGGAATGATACGCAGGCAGTGTACAAAGGAATATAAAATTGATCCAGTAATCAAAAAGATCCGTGAGCTACATGGATTAAAGCCTAGGAAGCATATGCCAATGACGCAGGTATGGCTTGGTATATCCTTAGATGAAATACAGCGGATGAAGTATAGTCAAATACCGCGTGTTGAATACTATTATCCTTTAATAGAAGATAGGTTGACTCGCGGTGATTGTATTCAGATGTTTGAGGAATTGATGTTTCCAGTGCCACCAAAATCTAGTTGCGTATTTTGTCCGTATCATTCGGATCGTAATTGGAAAGAGTTAAAAGAAGTGTATCCTGAAAGTTGGGAGCAAGCAGTAAAAGTAGATGAATCAATTCGAGATATGTCACAACGAGGTATGAAAGAACCAATTTACGTGCATAGATCGTGTAAACCATTAAAAGATGTAGAGTTCGTAGATCAACAAGAATTGTTTATGTGCGAAGAAGGATTTTGCGGATTATGAGTGACTTAAAAATAAAATATGCAGGTAGTATTGATTATGATGATGATAATGGTGAGTGGAGTGACGATATTATCTGGGGAAGTAATTATAAAGAGTTTATTGAAGATATGAAAGAACATATGAAAAAACGCAAGAATAGTAGTGTATTCTTTGCAGCAAAGTATGTGAATGACAGAGAGCGTGACATAACATCGCAAGTGAAGGCTGATTGTCGTGGATGATTACTTTATAAAGCCTAGCACTGTTGATAATGAGGTATTGAGGAAAGGTAAAAAGAATTTAGATGCTACGCTTGCCGATAAGTATATTTACTTTTGCACTAGTTGTAGTAAGTGTTGGGAAGTCGCAAAAACGAAATGGCAAAAGCGTATTGAGTATTATCATAATTTCCCATCGTATAAAAAGAAAAGAAAAGTTTGTGAAAGATGTACGCCTGACAAAAGTGTGGAGCATAAGGATGAATCCTGAGTTGGCCCTGGTTGACACAGCCGTGTCAGGTGTGCGTATGCTTGATCTATTTAGTGGGATTGGTGGATTTCATAAAGGATTTGCGCAGGCAGGTTACAAATTTGACTGGGTAGGCTTTAGCGAAATAGATAAGTACGCAAGCGCAGTGTATAAACATAGATTTAAAGAAGCGGAGGAGCTAGGTGACATTACAACTATTCAACCAGGAAGAGATTTACCAGATTACATTGACATCCTTTGTGGAGGATTTCCGTGCCAAGCATTTAGCGTGGCTGGAAAACGAAAAGGCTTCGATGACACTAGAGGTACTTTATTTTTTGAAATCGCAAGGATTCTCAGACATTACAGAGACGTTGGAAAGCCAATCTCTTGTTTTCTACTCGAAAATGTTAAAGGCTTACTTTCTCACGACAATGGACGAACATTTGCTACAATCTACCGAGTTCTTGATAACCTTGGGTATACCATTGAGTTCCAGTTACTTAATACTCGCTGGTTTCTCCCCCAAAATAGACAGCGGATATATATTGTCGGATATATTGGAGACGGAAGTGGATCAAAAGTATTTCCTATCGGAGAAACAAGTAAAATCTCTAACAACAGGAATACAGAAGTCGCAAATACACTACAACATCCAGGACATTCAGGCGGAAACTATAGAGGAATGACTATGATCGCTGAAGCCACGAAGAAAGGCTACGCAGAAGCAGAGGTAGGTGATGCAATTAATTTAGAAAGACCTACAAGTAAAACAAGGCGTGGAAGAGTTACAAAAGGATATGCACAGAGTTTAGAAACAATACAACATCAACATACAATTCAACCAGTATTAACGCCGAATCGTGCAGAGAAACGACAGAATGGTAGAAGATTTAAAGAAGATGGTGAGGATATGTTTACGTTAACCCAGCAAGATCAGCATGGGGTGAAGTTTAATAATAGCATTAGAAGACTTACACCAAAAGAATGTGAACGATTGCAAGGTTTTCCAGACAATTGGACAAGTAAAGGTGTCATAGATGGTAAAGTAGTCGATATGAGCGATACACAGAGATATAAGCAATGTGGTAACGCAGTTACAGTAGATGTTGTGCAGGTAGTTGCAGAAAGAATTTGCCCACTCATTAATAAAATTATGTCAAATTAAGTTAATAGGTCATGGTGACCAGGTGGGTAAACTTTAATAAATAGGAGTCGAAATGATAATGTTTAATATAGCGGAATGGATTGCAAATCTGTTGGTGTTAGGTCTAGGACTGTTTTTCTGGATGTTAGCACTTGCAGTATGCTACTTAATCATAGATGAAATAACACGTAAAATAAGGAGAGAATATGAGTAGAACAAAGCTACATGGTCAAAACTATATACTAAAGGACGGCAAACGTGCCGCCAGTGTAACTACGATCATAAATAATCAGCTTGGGTGGAATAAGAACACGCTGATAGCATGGGCAAAAAGAATAACAGCGCAGGGCGATGATGCGGATGAGGTAATGCGTGAAGCAGGACATATAGGTACGCTATGTCATTTGATGATTCAAGGTTACTTGGATGGATTTGATGTAGATACACGTGATTATTCACCAAACCAGGAAGAGCAGGCACTAAAAGCATTTATGGGATTTCGTAATTGGTTTGATAAAGCGAATTTTAAAGCACTAAAAAATGAATTTGCATTAGTGAACGAAGAATTACGTGCAGGTGGTACAGTCGATTGCATTGGTAAGATTGATGATGATTTAGTGTTAGTAGACTGGAAGACCAGTAAAGGTGGACCATATCCAGAAATGATGGTGCAGTTAGGTGCATACACAATGATGTTTGAAGCTGCGCAACCAAAAGCAAAGATTGCTTATGGTGTTATTATGCGGTTTGGTAAAGAAGATGGAAAGTTTCATAAGCATGTCATTAGCCGTGAAAAGCTAGACGTTGGTGCGCAGGTATTCAGGCATTGTTGTGCGCTGTATTCTTTGCGTAGGCAACTGTGATCACGCCAAATGATGTCTTCTCTAAAATAACAAACAATGGTACACGCGCTTACTGCCCTAAGTGCGATGATAAAGCGGAACGTATCCAAGGTACAATACAGATTAATGCAGACTATGCATTCTGTCACAAGTGCCTTGGTCATTGGGATTTTCTTGGAGAGACAGATCGAACCCCGAAGGTGGAATATAAGCTAGAGAACACCACGCCAAAAGTTGCCAGTAAAGAAGTAGAGAAGAGTGGCTACGCAGACGCGCGCGAAAAATTTATAGCACATTGGGATTTGGTGGTAAAGGAATTAGAGTTGCCCTGGAATAAAAGATGCCTTGATATGCCTATCGGAATACGAAGAGATGATAAAAAGAACGCACAATTAGTATTCCAGATTAGAGATAATCATGTTAAATATCATAAAGGAGCGCAGTTCGGTGATGCAAAGTGTAAGGTGTTTGAGACTCCGCATCTCTCCAATGAATACCTACTCATCTGCGAAGGTGAGAAAGATGTCATCACCGCTTACTGCAATGGCGTACCTGCGCTGACGTTTACGTCTGGTGCGGGTGCGCTGCCTGCTGAAGTAACCTTGCCGTCTCAATATAATAAGGTATATATTGTGTACGATAACGATGAAAAAGGCGAGGAAGGCGCAAAAAAACTAGCTAAACGGCTTTTTGACACTGGTGTTGAATTGTATATTATGCAGTGGGTTGATAAGTCGGACCGCTACGATGTCACAGACTGGTTTAATGATGGACATACAATGGATGAATTGATTGGATCGTGTGTTCGCTTTGGGGATAAGCCTGAAGATCTCGGTGGAATGCGCAGGTTTAGTCCTAGCGAGTTTGCGAAGACATTTCATAAGATGCCAGAACCGATCATTGAGAACCTATTGTTTGAGAAGGACCTAATGGGATTGGCAGGTGGTACGAATGTTGGCAAGTCAGTGATGAGTATGCAGTTGTCTGCGTGTCTTGCGATGGGAGTGCCGTTTATGAACTTTCGTATTCCAAAGCCACGGAAGGTAATGCATGTGCAGTTTGAGTTGAAAGATGAAAGCTTCCGTGTGCTGATTGAGAGAACCGCAGGTCATGTATTGGAGCAGTATCCAGTAGAGGCGAAGTTGTTTGAGGAGAACTGTAGTATTTTAAGTAGTGGGCAGATTGATGTGTTCACGGACAAATGGGATCAGATCGATAGCAACCTAACCTTTGAGCCTCGTGATGTTTTGGTGGTGGACAATCTCTATACCAGTACCAATAAGAACGTGAGTAAGAACCAGGATGTGATGGACTTGCTGCGTAAGATGGTGAACTTGAAGAACAAGCATAATGTGGCTATTGTTATTGTGAGTCATCATAAGAAGCTTGGAGAGGCGAGTCCTTTGGATGTAAGCCATATGTTAGGTGGTAGCGCATACACAAATCATCTGGATGGGATTGTGCAGTTGGCAAGTAGTAATCGGATGCCTGGATTAAAGGTGATGAAGATTACGAAGGTGCGCAGTCAGAACGATCTGCATGGTGTGCCAGTTGGGATCAAGTTGCATAATGTGACGGATGGATCATTGTACTTTGAGTACATGAAGCCACTTCCAAAAAATGAGATGTTTTGGTACACAGATCCAGTGGAGTCGATAGAAGAAAAAGTATTGAAAGCAGTTGTGACAGATGGTCATAATTTTAGTAGCAATGCGTTTGCTTCTGCGCTGGAATCGGTGGCTGGACTCAACAGTAATAAAGCAGTATATAATTGGCTAGAAAGAATGGAAAATCAAGGTTTAATTATGAAGGTTTCTCGTGGAAACTATAGAAAACTTGAGAGTGAATTGGATGGATTTCAAGATTAGTCGTTGTGTGGAGAAGGAGAATAAGGAGAAAATGGAGAAAATGATATTCTCCTTGGTGCGTTGGGAGGAGAAAATAAAACGTGCTTGTATATATAAGAGAGAGAGATATTCTCCTTATTCTCCTTATTCTCCATCCTAGGATCATTGGTGATTTACGCTGAAAAATGTCCATTATCGGAGAAAAAGGATAAATCCTGCGAATGGGCATTAATGGCTAGTGATGGACTGCGCTGTAGCATGGTGATTGAGTGGTATGAAGACACACGAGTTTGCAATTTAGATCGATGCTGGATTGGAATGTTGAGTCGTGACAAGTTGGCGTGGCGGAACAGAATGCTGAAGAAAAAAAAATAACCACGCCAGTATAATATAATAACCCTGAGCATATAATATAATAAGCACCAAATAGTGCCAAAAAGCGCGTAAAAATGCGCAAAAAATAACCACGAAATAAAAATTTCATATAATTTATATTATGTATAATAGGATTAAAAATACAAGTTATAAGATGTAAAAAAGTGTATAAATATCTAACGTTCTTTAGTCAATGTTTTGAATTATGATAGTATTTAAACGTCGTTTAATGTGTGAAGTTGTATATTGTTTTATAGGCTTTAATTTAGGCTTTAAAGCTCGTTAAATTGTTTTGCCTGGTTCATACTAGGCAAAAAAAAAGCCTCGATTTCCCAAGGCCTTTTTCCGCTTTGTTTATGGTGTGTTAATTGTCCATTGAATACACGAAAATTAACGCAACTATAAAATAAATTACAATTTCATACATAGGCGCACTAATACAATAAAGATCCATAAAACAAAAAATAGGTCCATTAATTCAAATACTTTATTCATTTGTAAACTCTTTAATTAATTTCTCTTTTATTTTCTTTTTTACTTTTTTATTAGTTTGTTCATTTAATCCAATTATTTCAAAATGATCATCAAACCAATTATTTTTTTTATTTTCTTTTTTACTCATTTAGTACCTCTCTTTAATTTTTAAAGTATACTGGCGTAAAAATCTGAAATTCTTAACCAATTACAAAGCCGCTTAGATCTTTTTTCGCTTTGCCCTTTGCAATTAATCCTATAATACAATGTTTTGGATCTAAGAATCTTAAATCATGCTTGTCACCGTTAATCACTTTTTTATTTAAATATGTTTTTGGTAATTCGTTTCTGAATACCGCAGCAACATTTAAACCGTTAACTAGTGCGCTCAATGTTTCCTTATGATTGCTTTCAGCTCGTGAAAATGTTAAATGATAATTAGAAGGAATATTTTTTCTATTATAGATCTTAGTATAATCATAAAAAACATGATCCGAGAATTTTTGAATAATCCCGTAATTTTCCCAGCGTATATCACTTGTTCCGTTTAATCTGAATGTTGCTTTTAATCCCTTGCGCTGCGCTGATTTGATTGCGCTCTTTATTTCTTTAGTAAGTTGCTTTAAAAATGCGCTGCGGTCATTAAAAAAGAAATTGGTTCTATTTAAACGCGCTTTATGAATTGGATTCATATTCCCGTTTTTATCATAGGTCCAATTACCGCGGCCGCTTTCATCTAAACAACTTGCTTCGCATCCTGGAGTACTCATAGAGCATACATTTTTACCGCTTTTTTTAGTTGGTGTAAAGTGTAGAATATATGTTGCATATCCTAAAGCTAAAGACTTATTTGTTTTTGTGTTTCCGTTTGGTGCTGTTAGTAGTTTCATTTATTACCTCTCTTTTTATATAGTTGCCTATTGATTTCAGATCTAATATCTTTTTTGCCGTAAATTCTAACCAACTTTATTAATGTATTATGTGATGTTGATACAATCGGACTTTGATTATCAATTTCTTTTAAATAGTTTTTAACTGCTATTGTTAAAGATTTTTTTAGCTTCATTTATTACCTCTCTTTTTTTTGTTATCGTTATAAAATATTGTTGCTAGTTCTTCAAAATCAATTTCCAATAAAGCTGAAACAATTATATCATTAATGAAACGATTATTGCTTTTCATATTATTTTCTATCATATCAAAAATATAATTTTCTAAATTTGAATAAAACCAATCATAATTAATAGAATCATTTAATATGCTTAATACATCAGTGTATATTTGTTTATTATTATTAATCAGTAAATTCATGCTGAATGTTTCATAATTGCTAAACTCTGAAAAATTACTTTCCGTTCTTAAATTACCGTACATGTTATACCTCTCTCTTTAGTTTCTCTTTTTATTGAATGCGGCTCTCATTCCGCGTTTAAATGTAGTTTATTAATTAAAGCTTGTCAACACTTCATTAGATAAAATTTATTACACCAAACAAAATTAAAAAGAAATTAAACGAACTGAATAAGTTGTCAATGTTTTAAAATCTACTTAACACCTAAAAAAGCTAAGTACAATAAAATCTTAGACTTATAGTAAAAAATAATTTCGCATAACATCTATTATGTATAACACGTGCGGATATACCAAGGCAAAACCCCATTTGCGCCACTTACCGCGTCTTAAATTTTTTCTATTCGTTTTTGTCAACACCACATGCGTAAATTAAGATATGGAAGAAGTTTGGTCTAACTTAACAGACGAAAATACTGACAAATGGTTGCATGCTATTGATCGCGCAGATCTCTATCACCTGCACATGTTAGTCTTCCGTAGTGGCATGGTTGAACCTAACCTGCGCCACCTTCAACTCGCTGCGCACACGTTTTATGATTTAATGTCTCCACAGGAACTGCGTGTCTTCAAGAAACGCACATTAGGTCATACGTTTGTAGATATTGCAGTGGAGATGGAGATCACAGAATCCAGCGTTAAGGAATACTGGCGCAGAACATTAAAGAAAATCGGTGATGTCATCGAAAAAGCTAATAGCGATGAAGAAAAAGAAAGTAGATCCAGATAAAGTAAGAATGCTCGCATCATTTGGATGTAAGTACATGGACATAGGCAAATACTTCGAGGTTAGTGAAGCATACATACGAAAAGACTTCAAAGATCAGTATGAAGCGGGTCGTGAAGACATGAAGTTCAAACTGCGTAGAGCGATGTGGACATCTGCGATGGAGAATAACTCTATTGCTATGCAGATATTCATGGCGAAGAACTACCTAGGTATGAGTGACAAGACTGCCGTTGACATGACTACAAACCTACAATCCGTACTCCAAGAGTGTGGTTTCGAGGAGAACCCAGTTGATAAAGCAAATAATGAACAAGCAAAAGCTATGGAAGATCTTGGGATACAACCCGACTCCACAGCAGTTGGACGTTCATAACAGCAAAAAGAGGTTTCGCGTCTGTCTAATGGGGAGACGCTCTGGAAAAAGTTTTATGGCAGCGCATGAGATACTGCCCTGGTTACTAACACCGAATACTCGTGGTTGGATCGTAGGTCCGAACTATGCGCTTGCAAACAAGATTGCTCGTGAGGTTAAGCGAGTGGTAATGACGCAATTGCGTTTACCTTTAGAATCCAAGAAAGAGATTTCAGGTGACTTATATTATATGAAGTTAGCTGGACTCAATTCTGAGTTATCTGTGAAGTCAGCAGAGAACCAGGAGTCCTTGATTGGTGAAGGTTGCGATTACCTAGTGATAGATGAGGCTGCATTGATACCAAGGAATGTATTTGAGATGTATTTAAGACCTACGTTGGCAGATAGACAAGGATGGGCATTATTTTGTTCCACGCCTCGTGGGTTTAACTACCTTCATAAACTCTACGACTTTGGGAAAAGAGAAGAACATCCAGATTGGGAGTCTTGGAGATTTCCTAGTACACTATCACCATATTTCAAGGATGACCACGAGGAGTTGAAGCGAACATTGACAAAAGAAACATATTTACAGGAGATTCTCTGCGAATTTCAATCTTATAGTGGAAAAGTATATCCATTAAACAGAGATACGCAAATCAGAGCAGACGTAAAGTACGATCCATCTAAACCAGTATATGTTGGCCTAGATTTTGGCTATCGCCATGCACATGCAAATATCGTTCAAATCCACAACCGCGAGAAGAATTTTGCTGATATACATCAGATAGATGAGGTGAACCTACAAAACACACGCACAGAAGAGTTTGCGCAGAAGCTAAACTCGCTAGGATATGAATACACTGGCATATGGGGTGATCCAGCAGGAAGTGGCACAAATTTGCAGTCAGGAATCAGTGATTTGCAGGTGTTTGCCAATAATGGTCTACGAGTTAGCATAAAGCGTGATGCAGTGACGAGAAATGTAGTTTCTGGAGTATCGCACGTACGCAGATGGTTTGAAGATGCTAATGGTGAGCCACATTTCTTTATTAATCCTAAATGCAAGAAAAGTATTGAATCCTACGAGAATTATCACTATCCAGAGCATCGTGATGACCAAACACTGCGCCATGAACCAAAGAAAGATGGTAAGTTTGATCATGCGTGCGATGCACTGAGATTTTTATTAACTAATTTATTTCCAATGAAAAACAGACACGCTGGTGTCATCGATTTCTTTTAAAGGTAGACTATGCTAACAATATCCGATCAATCAGAAGGCGCACTACTAGGCGCACTGCAAGAGCAGTTAAAATACATCGAAGACGAGCGTACTCGTGAACGTGATTACTTAATGGACTTCTATGAAGGCATTAATATTGACCATTATGTGAGTGAGTTTTTTGGAGCAGAGACACTGCGCCAAGCCGTTACGCCTCAGAATAATTTAACGAGGCGTGTTTGTTCTTTACGTGCGATGACCTACAAACGTCCACCACGTATGCGTACAAGCGATGAGTATATGGACTTCATTGATAAACATAGTTTAAATGCGCAACGCAGGATGCTGGAGCGACTTACATT